TCCTTCGTCTTGCCGGTTGCAGCAATGGCGATGCGAACACTCATGCTGCACCTCGGCGTGCATTGACACGAATCGAGATGACTTCCTTCTCGGTCGTGTGTGCGGTCACCAGCTGACGGCTGGGCCGGAGCTTCGCAGCGACTGCCTTCCAGTCAATGCTCGTGCGCAGCGACTCTACAACTACTGCGCGGAAGGTCTTGCCTTCCATGGCGTGGATGCCTGCTTCGATGAAGGCTTCGCGGATGTCACTCTCGCGTTCCTTCAGGTCAGCCATCTGTGCGCGGATTACACCAAGCTCGTCGGCCAGTGCGGGGAGGTCTCTCTTTGCTACTCGTGCGTTCATTGTCTTGCTCCTGTGTGTTTTGTTGTACTACGGGACGTAGTATAACACAGGACCGCTGCCGTGTAAAGGGGGGGTGATTATGTTAAATAGATCAATAACTTACAGATCTACGGGTGGCGGGGTTTCAGTCGTATGATTTTTTGAAGTAGCAGGGCTGGTTGTAAGATTCGGTAGCGCCAATGACATCAGCGTCGAGGAGGTCGTTGATAATGTTCTCGCGTTCGTGCCGTTTGATGTTCTTTGTATTTCGAGTCAGGATCGATTGCGGCATCATCCCGTGCTTCAGACAGAGCCGCTGGTTCGAGGTCATCTGTTGATTGATGTATTTCTGTGGCTCGCTGATGACGGCTTCAATTCGTAACGCGTGCTTCTCGACGAAACCTTCGCCACGTCCAACAAATTGCAGCTTACTTGTCCAGCACTCATTACTCCATGACACGAGTCTGATTGCCCAGCGTGCGATGTCAGGGTTAATCACTGGACGCTTTGCATTCACACCGACAGCTGCAACACCTGCCAAGATGAGCGCGTTTTGATTTGCGCGTGCCCACGTTTCATCTACTCGTGACCGACGTCGTGCCACTTCTTCAAATTCGTCGAAGCGCTGATACGTGTCGGTGTCTTCGAATACTACTTCAGTGAAATCTCCCTGTGGCTCGTGCGCGATCAGTTCACGTGCGTGCTTCTTGAGTGCTGACGGAAAGACTTTTTTGCGGCGCATGTTACGAGGTGGGAAGTAGTCGCCCGTGTCCATCAGGATGAATCGATTAACGAAGCCGGTTTCTTTTGCAGTGCCTGTGATAGCTTCCATGAGTGCGTCGGGTTGTGCAGTTGCGAGGAGAGTGATGAAAGGATTTTCGAGCGGTGGGATTGCTTGTCTACGACCGGGAACACCTGCGACAAATTTATTGGCTGCTCCGTAGAGTGAGATGACGTGTGTCAGTACGGTGAAGTCTTGGCCGCTCGTGTTCTTGACGTTTGCCATGTACCTTGCAGCTTCGTCCCATAGCCAACACGCCATGCCTTCTTCTGCAAGTATGTCCAGCATCGCATAATAAGATTGGAAACCCCGGAAGGTGATTTCATCTAGCCCTGTCTTACGTGTGAACTCAGAGACTGCTGTGAGCACAGAATCCTTGCCGCCACCAGTCTGCGCCGTGACCATGAGGTAAGGTTGCAGTGGTGTGTCCCAGTGTTGCACCACGTAATGATTACTGCTCGCCAGTGCAGTGCACATGATGCCAGATGCGAGAGCGAAGATTGGCTGATCAAGATACTGCGATCCGCGTGCCCATTCTGCAATCTCACCAACCAGTCCCGGCACTTCGAGCAACTGCTCATCGAACTCGATGGCTTTGGGCTCAGCACGCTTTTCTTCTGTCAGTATGGGGGGTGTGACGATAAGGCCTTCGTGTGCACCGCTCTGAGTCCAGCGTCGTAATGCTGTGACGACCGGCATCGACATCCAGTCCTGTAGCGTTGTGAATCCTTTCGTGCGATCACCTGCATCATGCTTCTCAATCGTGTTGATGACAGCGTTGGTTCGGTCGTCGAGTTCGTCCTCTTCTTCTTGGATAACTGTGAGCACAGCACCCATGACTTTCTTGATCTTCTTCGCAGGCCATCTCTGATGACACAGTGCACCCGTGCACGCGTGTACATAGTCGTGACGTGATCCTGCCTGTGGGTAGTAATGGAGGAAGACAGCTGCGACTGCGATCTCATCGCACAGTCGTTCGAGGTCGAGCTTGGTCAAGCTCATGAATTCGTCAGGACCATCGTGCAAGAAGTACATGCCGCCTTCGGGATGACGTGACGGTGGGATGACTGACTGGGATCCAGTGCTGCGGATTTCGACGATGGTGCCCAGCTCTTGGACCTGCCACTTCTTGGTCTTTGAGCCTGCTACCCGGTAGATGTAATGCGAGTATTCCTTGTTGCTGCGACCGTAAGTGAACGTCTCCGGGAGGAGGTACTCGGCCACCCAGATTGCCTCGTCCATGTCCAGATCGATGTCGGTGGCATGCGCAGATGGCTCCCCCCAGAGAGCCCCGATGTTGTCCCCGATGCGGAAGGCTCCGGCCTCCAGATCCTCCTCGACGAGGCGCAAATGCGGCCAGTTCTTGCTTTTCGGCCTTTTGGACCTACTCTGGAGCGGTACGGTGTATACATCTCTGGCTAACCAGTCTAATGCCGTTTGCGTTGGATCGAAGCCTGATTTATTCTGTGTCATCTCGTTGCTTGCTTTTGCTCTTGTTACGGGACCGGGGGTGGGGCGATCTGTTGGGACTGTCCCACCCCCAAACTAAATGAGTGTTTATTGCCGTGGGACGGACCATCCTACAGCGCAACCGGAGCACTGACAAATGGTCTTGATAGTCACAGGCTCATGCCGAGCCTGAATCCTAATTGCGAACAATGCGGCCTACACGCCACCGCTGCCACTGTATGTATGCGGGGCGAGGGTTCGCAAGCCCCGGACGACATTAAAGTCTTTGTTGTGGGGGAAGCTCCCGGACCTGCAGAAGATAAACGTGGCGCACCCTTCCTCGGGGAGGCTGGCAAGATTCTGCGCAACGAACTCCATAAGAACAAGCTCCTCGATCAAACTTACATCACCAATTTGGTCAAGTGCGCGCCCCCAAACGGAAGAGCCCCTACGGCAGCAGAGATCAAAGCCTGTCGCCCCTACCTTGAGGAAGAGATCGCGCGCTTAGCACCCAGTTACGTCATCACTGCCGGTGTGACGCCCACGAAGACGCTTTTCCGTGGCAAGGCGAAGATCACTCAGTTCCACGGAGAGATCATAGAGAATCCCAAAGTCAGTTACGTCGGGATGCCCATCTTTCATCCGGCGTATACGCTTCGCGATCCGTCGAAGCTCCCTGCTCTTCAAGATGACATCGGTCGGCTCGCTCGACTCATGAAGGGCGGCTTGCGCAACGACACAGTCGAGTGGTCGGTTGTCAGAAAGGGAAACCTCGACACCTTCATAGCTGAGTTTGAGGAGGCAACCGAATTCGCATACGACTGCGAGACATCGGGGCTCTTCCCATTCGCAGAAGATGGGTACGTCACTGCAATTGCAATTAGTCTCGCTCATCGGACGTGGGTGATTCCGGGATTTATGCACCCTGATTACCAGCGATTTTCGCATAGTCCCTTTGCGCACGGAAATGCTCTTCGGAAACTGATGCAGCTTCTGTTTTTTATTGCTCATCGCGACAAGAAAAAGACCTATGCCCAGAACGGGAAATTCGATAACAAGTGGATGCGTACCCAGTTCGGTGGCAGCTTCCGCCTGTCGTTCGACGTCATGCTCGCACACCACGTCCTGAATGAGAACCTTGCGCACGATTTGACCAGCCTGTGCCGCACCTACCTCGACGAACCAGAGTACGACATCTCCCTCGCCGAGAAGCAGGGCAAGTCTGAAAAGCCCATGCGCAACTACAAGTACTGCGCACAGGATGCCACGTATACCTTCCGGCTGGGCAAACTGTTCGAAGAGATGTTGCGCGAGTTACCTGAGCTGCACCGTCTCTTCTGGAAGCTCACGATGCCGGGTGTGCGTGCGATGGAAGATGCCGAAATGGAAGGGCTCACCATCAACGAAGAGGCGCGCAAAGAAGTGGGTTTGCAGTTGTTGTCAGAGATGATCACGCTCAAGCACGAGCTGAATGACATGGCGGGCTACGAAGTGAACTGGAACAGCCCACCGCAGATCGGCAAATTGCTGTACGACGAGTTGGGATACAAGTGCGCGATCAAAACACCGAAAGGTAAACCGTCAACATCAGAAGAGGCACTGCTCAGTCTGGCAGGGAAACCTGTTGTCAAGAAACTGCTCGACTATCGCGGCGCATCGAAGATGTTCAACACCTACATCAAGGGATGGCAACAGTATCGTGTCGGCGACAAATATCACTTCGACTACAAGATCCACGGAACAGTTACGGGACGCTATTCATCGCCTCTGCACCCGATCCCACGTGACGGGAAGATCCGCAACCTCGTTGATGCCCCACCGGGCTGGACATTCGTTGCGATGGATCTCGCCACCGCTGAGATGCGTATTGCTGCACACCTCAGCAAAGACCCAGAGATGCGTCGGTGCTTCAACAACGGCATAGACGTTCACTGGCGCACCCTGATCGAGAATCTTGCCATCACCACCGAAGGCGAGTGGACGGAGCGAGTATTCCGAACTGCCGAAGCGCTCACCGGTAAAGCGCACGCCTATAGCAAGTGCCTCGAAATCATGATGGATGCAGGTCCGAAAGCGTGCATCAAGATCGATCCGAAATGGTACGAGGGACGCACCCGTGCCAAGGCCATCAACTTCGGCTTCATCTACGGCATGTACGAGAACAAATTCATCCAGCAAGCCACGACCGACTATGGGTGGACGCCGACCTATCAGGAGGCCAAGAACGCCCGCACAGCCTATTTCAGGCTCTACAGTCGGCTGTCGGGGTGGCACAAGCGCACGAAACGTCTGGCGCGCTCTGACGGCTTTATACGCTGCCTGACAGGCCGCTTGAGGCGTCTCCCCGGCATTCAGGCCAAGGACAAGTGGACCCGCATGGAAAACGAGCGTCAAGCCGTCAACAGCCCCGTGCAGGGTCTGATCGGCGACTACAAGGTCATGGTGCTGATCGAGATCCACCAGACATTCAAACGCAGTCAGGTACGGCTCGTCGGCGAACACCACGACGCTGTGCTGACGTTGGTCAAGAACGAATGCATCGACGAGTGCGTACCAAAGATGCTGCAAATAGCAGAGTCACCGAAACTACTTAAAACGTTCAAGATAAACCTGAGTGTTCCGATGGAAGGCGAGGCCGAGTTGGGACCATGGGGCAAAGGAGAAAAATACGATGTCGCCGCTTGAAGCAATGATGAACGAGCAACAAAAGCTCGTGAACAAAGGGAATCAGATCGATCAGATTCAGTGCGCTGCGCTGATGCTGATTGCCAGCAATCTCGGTGACATAAAAGCCGAACTCGAACGCGTCAACGAGAACTTGATGAACATAGAGGTGAATACTCGTGGAAACAATTAGCTTCACCGAAGTGGGGGCGTATCGACGCTGCCCAAAGGCATGGGAATACAAGTACAAGCAACGGTTGAAGCGCAAGCTCAAGCACGTTCGATTGCTGCGGGGCGAGATCCTGCACGAGATGCTCAACGCATACATCAACACCAAGATCCATGGTCTGAAATACGACGGCGCGGATCCATGGGACGTGCTCGAAACGTATGCCCAAGAGTACAGCAACTATTTCGAGGCAGAGAAAGAACTGCACGGTGATGTTATCGGTGACTGCGGCAAGATCTTCGAGGGCTACCTGCGCAAGTACCGGCGTGACACCCTGAAGTACGAAGCCACCGAACTGATGATCGAGCTGGACCTGAGCAAGCTGGGCAGTGGTGCACTCAACGTCAAGTTCATCGGTTTCATCGATAAGATCGCCGTGGATCCACAGAAGCGTCGTTGGGTGATGGATCATAAATTCGTCAAGTCCATCCCCACAGCTGACGACCGCTTCAGTGAGCTGCAGTTGCTCCTCTACGTCTGGGCCTACGGCATGCAGAACCCGAAGGAGACGCTCGACGGCGTCTGCTGGGACTACGGCAGGGCTAAGTCGCCCACGGAGCCTGAGGTGCTCAAGAACGGCTCCCTGAGTCAACGGAAGAACCTCGACTGCGATGTCTACACCTACCGCAATGCCATCCGTAAACAGGGCTTGGTAGAAGCGGACTATGCGGATATGCTGTCGCACCTCCAAGGCAAAGAGGACTCGTTTTTCGAACGCGTATTTTTGCCAACACCTAACACCGACATGATCGTCGAAGTGGTCAATGACTTTCTGCAAACGACAGCTGAGATTCAGGCCAAGCGCGAAGACGGACGTTGCTCGCGCAGCATGTCGCCGTTCAACTGCGCGACGTGCGAATTCCGCCCACTGTGCGAAGCCGAAGTACGCGGTCTCGATGCCGACTTCGTGAAAAAGTCCGAATACGAACCGCGAGGAGAAAGAAATGGCTCTTAAAAAACGACCTACCACGAAGAAGAAAAAAATGCTTGGCAAGAAACGGGTCAAGAAGGCAGCACAGCCTGTTGCACCGACGATATCTATCCTCGACAAGATCCAGCCAGTGAGCGAGCTGGCAGAGAATCTCGTCATGCTCGTGTACGGTCGATCCGGCACAGGCAAGACGCACTTTGGTTCGACGTTCCCTCGACCGTGCCTGTTCATTGACGTCAACGAGAAGGGTCTCGACACGATTGCCCAAGAAGAGAACATCGATGTCGCACGCGTCACCGACTGGCAAGAGATGGACGAGCTGCTCTGGGCACTCAAAGACGGCATGAAGTACGAGAGCGTCATCATCGATCAGGTGACCAATCTACAAGATCTCGGCATGCGCGAAGTGCTACGAAAGCAGCGCAAGGGATCCGACGAAACATTCAGCCAGCGAAACTGGGGTCAGCTCTCCGGCATGCTGAAACAATTCATTACTGACTTCCGCGACCTGTCGGAGCAGTACAACCTTCTGATGATTGCGCACGAGCGCATCGATGAACCCGGCGACGAAGATGCAGAGGAACGCATCGAGCCGAACATCGGCGCACGCGTGATGCCATCTGTCGGCACCTTCCTCGATGGTGCAGTCGATGCTATCGGCTGTACGTTCATCAAAGAGCGGTGGGAAACCGAAGGAAGGGAGGAGGTGCGACACGTGGACTACTGCATGCGAATCGGTCCACACGCATATTATTCAACGAAGATTCGCAGACCGGTGTCCGCTGGTCCGATTCCGGAGCTGATCGTCAACCCGACGTACCAGAAGATCAAGAATCTAACCACGGGCAAACAACCACAACGTAAGGTAAGGAGAAAGAAATAATGGCAACGCGCAAAAAAAGGCCTGCCAAAAAGGCAGCGCCAGCAAAGGCGTCACGCGGGCGTCGGGGCAAGAACGTCGTCTCAGTCGATTTCACAGATGTCGAGTCTGGGGGTGGAATGCCCACGCCCGATGGCTACTACATCGCTGAGATCTCGAAAGCAGAGCAGGAGGTCAGCCAGAGCGGCAACGACATGATCACTGTCGTGTGGAAGACCAACATCGGCTCCAGAGTGTACGACCGTTTCGTGCTGGTACCACAGTCACTGTGGGTACTGCGCACGGCACTGGAGTGCATGGGCTTCGACGTACCTGATGGCCCGATGGACTTCGACGTCGATGATCTGGTCGGCAACTCTTGCGGCATCGAGATCACCAACGAAGAGTACGAAGAGAAGGACCAGCCTCGTGTGACCGGTTACCTGCCCTCTGAGGTTGCTGAGCAGTACATCGAAGAGTCAGGTGGCTCCGTCGAGGAAGACGAGGACGAGGAGGAGTACGAAGAAGAGGAGGACGAGCCGGAAGAGGAAGAAGAAGACGAAGCTGAAGAAGAAGAAGAGGCTCCAGCTCCCAAGAAGAAAGCGGCCAAGAAGAAAGCTCCGGCCAAGAAAAAAGCACCAGCTAAAAAGAAGGCCAAGAGCACGGCGCTGCGACCGGGTGCTCGCGTCATCTTCGGTGACGAAGACGGCGAAGAGTATCAGGGCGTGATTGAGGGCATCGAAGGCGACATGGCAATTGTCGTTGACGATGAGGAAGGTGAGTGGGAGATTCCGCTGAGCGAGCTGCAGAAGGCGTGATCCGGACTCAACTCCGTCCCTATCAGGAAGAGGCTGTCGCTGCGGCACGTCCGCACGACGGCTTCTGCCTGTTTCCAGAGCAACGCACAGGGAAGTGCCTTGTCTCGCTCGCGATAGTCGATGAGCGCAAGCCCGATGTGTGCATCATCATCTGTCCGAAGAAGGCAGTAAAAACGTGGGACGATGAGATCGACAAGCACCTCGATAACGATTGGGGTTGCGAGTTCTACATCATCACCTACCAAGAGCCAGTCAAAAATCTCGACCTGCGCAAGGAGTGGTACAAAGAAACACTGAAGTGGCAAAAAGAAGGCGTGAGCATCATGGTCATTGCCGACGAAGCGCATTACATCAAGAAACCGGGAACAGCGCAGTCACGATTTGCGCGAACTCTGGCGAAGCGTGCGACATCCCGGCTCGCACTTACTGGCACGCCATTCGACAAAGGTTACGAACAGGTGTGGGCGATCTTCGACTTCATCGGTCATAAAGAGATCTTCGGCACCTACGAGAATTACAAAGAGCGATACGTCGTCTACAAGACGATGGAGCGCAGAGATGGACGTCAGTACCCGGTGCTCGTCGGGTACCAACGCGAGGAAGAGATCCTCGAATACATTCACGATTACAGCTATCGCATCACGTTCAATGAAGCGCGCAAAGCCATGGGCAAAGATCCCGTGCGACTGCGCCGACGCAAGATACGGTTCAAGCTCACCCGTAAAGCGAGAGCGATCTATAACGAGCTAGAGTCAGATATGGAAACCACCATTGGCGAGCTAACAGTCGGGGCTCCGCTGCCTGTTACGTTGCCGCAAAAATTGCAGCAAGTCTGTGGTGGTTTCCTTCTACATCAGGAGCGTATTCCGGGACAGCGCAAGCGCACTCGAACAATCATCCCCTGCGGTACCGAGAAGCTCGACCGCATGATGGCATTGCTCTCCGGTTTTGGGCAGGAGCGCGCTGTCATCTGTTGTCGGTTCACGCACGAGATCGACGCCATTGCAGACAAGTTTGAAGAGTTCGGCTGGACGTACAAGATCATCGACGGGCGCAACGAGTGGGATGGCGAATTCGACGTTGACTTCGTCATCCTGCAGGTGAAGAGCGGTTTGGGCTTCGACCTGTCGCAGGCGAATGCGTACATTTTTTACAGTTGGGATTACAGCTGGATCACGTTCGATCAGTCACGTTTTCGCATCATGAACATGGAAACCACCAACTGGGTGTACTACTACTTCATGATGGCCGAAGACACCATTGAGGATGACTACTATGAAGCGGTTGCGAAGAAGAAAGATTTCGCAGAACTCGTCCTCGACCGGTACCGTAAAGAGAAGGTACAAGAGCGTCGAGGAACAGCTCGCAGGGGTGCGCGCCGAGTTCGGAAAACCAGTAGACTCGCGGAAGCGCCCTATAGGTGAATCGACAAAATAGCGTGCAATATTTTTTTCGGAAATCGGTTTTATGAACGAATCGAGTTTGTGGGAGTGGTTACGGGACGTTGCTCTGCCCCTAGGGCAATACTCTCGAATTGAATCCCCAGACACCGCGCCGGGATTTCCTGACGTCTTCTACCAGATGCCCAGCGGGTCTCGTGGAGCGCGTGGCACCAAGGAACCTGAGCGCATCCCCGGCATGGGAACCTGCGGAACCATCGAGCTGAAGTGCAACATGCGCCCCTCCAAGGTGCCCTTCCCGGACGAGGAAAAAGGCCTGCATTCATCCCAGCTGCGCTGGATCCGGGAGAACTACAGTGAGGGGGGGATGGTTCTGATCATTGCAGAAGTGCCCGGAGTGATTTACATTATCCACGGCAAGGATGCCGAGAAATTCAATGGAGCTACGCACGAAGAGCTGTCAGAGATGGCATGGGAAACGATAACAAGAAGCGATCCCAAGACAGCTGCATCCACACTCGATGCATTGCTCAGAGTGCCGACTAACTATCGGCTTTTCGCAGAGTACTACTGAGGAGAAAAACATGTACGGAAATGATGTTGTATGTTCTGAGGGGAGTGCTCTTGAAGCACGCTCACCCACGGTCACCGAAAGGTTGGAGAGCGAAAAGAAAAACCTCGAACTGCGCCTCGCAGCAGTCATCGGACTGCTCGAAGATCTCGATGCAAACCCGGAGACCAAGAGTATTCTCGATAAGCTCTCGCAGCTGGGTCATCGGGTGTACTAATGCGCTCATGCACCTACCGAAACCGGCATCACGTTGAGTGCTGCACCGAGTGTGGTCTTGGCATCGACTTCTGTCAGTGCGTAGATCCTGACGGCCAAGCAGACATGCGATTGACCAGTCCTGATGGCTTGGTCATGAAGATGATCGCCGATGAGCTGACGGCAGCACGTGGAGCATTCCCCGGCAAGACGCACATGCTGTGTGCGCTGGTTGAAGAGGTAGGTGAGCTGGCACAGGCGTTGATGGAACACGACCGGCAGCAAGGGACCTCAGTACAGGAGTGCTTGCGAGAAGCAGTTCAGGTTGCAGCTATGGCAGTGCGTGTTGCCGTCGAAGGCGACGACAACTTCCTGTACGAGTTCCCCATCATCGAAGACGAGTTGCCACGTGGTCCTGTTGGAGGACAGTACCAATGAGATACGACCGCGAGCGTGTCGTAAAGATCATCGACAGGATGCTCGATGACGCACGGAGAAGGGGGATCTACCAGACCGACGAATGCATCAACGAATTAGAGAAGCTCGTCGGCGACGTAAGATCCGAAGCAATCAGCTACACATGGACGGAGGCTTGTTCGCACTATGATCGCGGCATGGATCCTCGCAACGTTTCTATTCCACAGCTGGTGGAAAAGACGCGCGAAGATCTGAACCCGAAGAGGGATTGACGTGATTGCGTGGTGGTGGTTGCTGATCACAGCGATGGTCTTTACGGCTGTCGGTTTTTTTACATGCTGCATCTTCACGATGTCCAGCAGACAGGAGGAGATGTATGAGCGAGAACAACGACAACGACGAGTTGGAGAACCCCCAAGAGACTACTGCGACTGGTAGTGATGACGGCTCCGATGATGCTCCGGAACTGGGGATCTCGGTAGGCGTGGAGGGACCGAACGTTATTATCCTGTTCTCTCAGAGGCTTACGACAGTCGGGATGCCCCCGGAGGCAGCGGAAACAATGGCGAATGCCTTGCTGGAACACGCTGCCAGTGCACGTGAGAACAGGAGTGCGAACTAGCCCCTTTACACACAAGCGGAAGTGTGTATACTGGGGCCTGTCTAACACTGGAGGCAAGACTCATGGCAAATCCCGCTGCCCATAGCGACAGCGTCGGCGCGCAGATGGCAATGATGCGCAAACGAGGCTGGAAGAAGTGTGCGAACCCGGAGTGTGGCAAGCGCTTCGAGGGTCTCACGATCACCCATTATTGCTCGGACGAGTGTCGGTTCCGGGCTGCATACCTGCGACGCAAGAAAGGAAAATAAACCATGGCGTTTTTAAAACAACACCGAAAGGCAGAGCTGCAGATTGATGGCCGCTTGTTGATCGGCAAGTTCGCAGTAAGCCTGACCAATCAGGGCGACCGCGAAGTGATCATCGAGTTCATCAATGAGATGCGCAAGCAGCTCCGTGAATTTGATCCCAACAAAGGCAAAACGAAGAAAGTCGGAGCACGGAAACGCTCGACGAAGAAAAAGGTCGGACGCAAAGTTGCCGCGAGACGACGGTGATCATGGTCGATCTGGAAGGGACGCTGAGCGATCATTCGCATCGCTTGGCAACCCTTCTAGAGAGCGAAGAGAAATACCAGAAGCGTGATCGTACTCACTGGAAGGAGTACTACGCGGGTCTTATCAACGACGCCCCTCGACCACACATCATGGCTCTCGTGCGCGAGTACATTGCGGACGACATTCGCCCACTCATTTACAGCACCCGCTTCATCAACAAGTACAAGCACGAAGAGGAGTGGCTGAAACTGCACGGACTCTGGGACGAGGTAGATCTACTGCAGCGTGAACCCCACATGACTAAGATCAAGGGACCTGAACTGGTTGTGCAGTGGGTGCGTCAGTACGAACCCGTGCTTATCATCGACGACCGTGACGAAGTAAGGGACGCAGTACGTGCGCTCAACCTACCGACAGTAGCGTACGCACCGAATGCGTTCCTCAATCTGGAGGAGTTATGAACTCACTACACTGCATCGACGGATGGCTGGGCCATCTCTGGAACACCAACGGAACGTGCAAACGAGGCTGCGGTGCTACCGGTAGAAGCCTTGTCGCCGCGACATCGGCGGACGACCAGTTCCTCTCTGAAGCGCACGTGCTAGTCCACCCTGCTGGTCTGATTGACCAACACGGTTCGGTGCGCCCCCGGCTCCGGCTGGTCCGGGGATTCCGCGTCTAGGACGATTCATCATCATCTCTCGCTGCATGTAACCCCGAAGGTTGGGAGGGACACGAGGTCCTCCCTGCACGAAAGGATCCGCTCCCGGCGGAGGTGCAATAGGTCCTCCACGTGGATCGTACCCGGCAGGTTTCATCGGCATTGGCATGCGCTGCGTCATCATCGGAGGTTGCATCGGCGCAGGACTACCCGGTCCATTTGTTGTTTGCTCCAAGCCCCCCATGACTGGTTGAGTCGTAGACATCATCCGAGGATCGATGCGAGGTGGCATCCCACCCATCGGCTTTGTCATTCCAGCCATCCGAGGAGGTACGCCACCAACGGGAGCAGCAGCATAGCCGCCCACAGCGTAGCCAACACGACCACCACGATACTTCTCTTCCAGCTCCCGAAGCTCGCGCTCGGTACGTGTCTCCGAGGCTTCCTTCTTGCCGAGTAGGGACGCGAGCCAACCGACTTCTTCTTCCTCCTCAGCTTTCGCTGCCGGTGGGGGTGGCGGATCCACATGATGCTTGCGCTCCCACAGGTTGTAACGAGCAGAGCCCTCGGGATACGGGTTGGGTCCTTCAGCGTGTCCGGGACGGACTGCGCCCCCTTCTTGGTAGCGTCTCACGGCTCCTCCTTCGGCTGATCCGAGTATTTGTTCGAGGCGTGCTCGATGAGCCAGCAGCGCCCGTGAATGATCTGTGTCTCTTCCTGCCATGCGATCTGGCGGCGTGTAAGGTGTGACAGGAGGCGGCACGAGACCACCATCTGGAGGCCTTCCCGGCGGAAGGACGGTGTCATCACCGGGTACAGTTCCCGGAGGAACGCGTCGACCTCCTCGTCCGCCACGCCCACCTCGACCACCACGTGGACCGAGTCCGGAAGGATAGGTCGGCGTCGTGACGCCATCAATTGCACTCTCACCCGTCACAGTTTGTTGCGGGGGGTACCAGTTGACCGATTTAATATCGACGCCTTCGCCCAGAGGTCGGTCGGGTGTCCAACCGTTCGCCCCCTTCTGACGCATCGCCCAAAAGAACTTCGCCAGCGCTGTTTTGCCGGGGATGTCAGCCCACGTTCTCATTTCCACGTCGCCACCTTCCTGCATGTGTAGTCCCGGTGCGAATCCACGTTGCACGATGTCACTCATAGGAGCCAGACCCCCTTCGTACATTCCCGGTGGTGATGTCGAAATGTAAGACGCCGGGTCACGTCGAATTATATTGCGTGCCAATCCAACACCTCCTCCGGGTACAGTACCGTAAGGTGCTTCAGAACCTGCCGGAGTAGGAGGGTAGAACACAGTGTGCTTGTTGAGATCTGAGGCATACTTTCGACCCTTCTTTCCCTTCGCTCCTTGCACACCCTTCCGAGTTTCCGGTGGGGTATAGGCAACCCAACCCGCGCGCACCAGAGAACGCCGCTTACGAGCGTTCTTAACGTTTGACAAGATCTCGTCACCGTACTTGCCCTCCTCCTGTCGACGCAACGCCTGCTTCCGACGTTGTCGCTCGTTCTTGCCAGTCCCTCGCTTGACGTTAGGATCCGTTGCCCATGGAGCCATGAGGTCGTACACGCGCAGGTCTTTATTCTTCCGCGAGCCCCAGTTGAAATAATTTGAAGTGCCTCCGGTCGCCATGTGCAACGCGCCCTTGTCGGCCTCGTGAAATTCACTCGCCACACTCTGAGGAATACCTGCGCGCTTTGCGAAGTCGGGATTGTTGGCTGCAGCTGCCATGAAGCGCCGCTGCTTCGGTGACGTGCTAGGCATCTTCTATCTCCCCGGTACGTCCGTCGATCAGAGCGTTGTCCGGTTTCGGTTTGATCAGTGCAAGGATCGAAGACATGACTTCCATCTTCGTCTCGTCGCGCAGTCCGATAGGTGCATCTGCTGCGCCGCGCACTTCAGTCTCTCGACGGTCAGACCAGTTCTTGCGCTGACGATTGGTCAGCCACAACTTGATCGCCTGCACGTCGGGCTTGTACTTCTTCTGCGTGGTGTGTGTGATGATCTCACCGTCCCACATCATCACCTTCTCTTCGTCGTGTTCATAGCCGGTGGCCGTCTGGAACAGTGCGTTGAGTACAGCTGCATCAGCGTCGGTGTAACCATCCTCGACTGCTTTCTTGAACGAGGGATACTGCGCCTTCCAGATGCCCATCTGCTGACGGCTGATGTCGAAGATCTCAGAGATGTCATCCTCATCGAAACCGTTCATCATGATCGCGCGAATCTGGTCAGCGTAGTCAGGCAGGAACACACGCTGACCTGCCGACATGATCTGACCGTGTCGGTTCCGCGCTTTGCGATTGATTCGTTTAGCAGGCATTAGGGCTCCTCTACTACTGCCTCTTCCTCTTCACCACCACCCATGCCCAGCATCTCCAACAGCCGCGCACCGATACTCTGTTCCTCTTCTGCAGTCCCTGCCGCTTGTTCGAGCTGCTGCATCATGTCGGGTGCGACTCCCGGAGGAGGACCTTTGCCCATGGCTTCCAGCAGTCCCTCGGACGCGTACACCATGTCATGCTCGTCAGAAGAATCCCACTCCTGCGCAGTCATTCGACCACCAGCCATGAGCATCGGAGTGATCTGTTGCATGATCATGTCCTTCATGGCCGGGTCGCTCTTGACATGATACAGGCGCAGCAAAAGATTTCTGACCGGCGCACTCTGGTAGGCATTACCTGCTGCGCCGACGAGGCCCAGCGTGATCAGGTTAATTGCGTTTGCAGCTTTCTGACCAAAGCCCCCGGAAGCTGCCATGCCGACACCCTTCCCGGTTTCCTGCGCAGCTCCCGTCATGCGCAAGTACTCACGCATACCCTCTAGGAGATTACGCTCCTCACCTGCGGGGAAGAGACTCTCCAACTGGGTGTTGTTGTTGTCCATCCACGACATGAGCTTCTTCGGATCTGCAATCAGATCATCGGCAGGACCTGATCGCCAACCGGCTTTGTACAACCCGTCTTGCAGGAACATACGACGGGCATGTTCACGACCGGTGGGCGTCATCTCTTTGACCATGGTGCCGATCAAAGCATCGTCGCCCGTCGCCATTACTTTACGAACTACCTGCTCGTCAACGTCGCCCGCCTCGATCAGTGAACGCAGAGTGCCCTTCTCTTCAGTGCGCACCAAATCGTCAAGCTGGTTCGTTGCACGAATCCATGCTGCACCCGCTGAACCACCCTCTTCTTTCGCGTGGCGTGTCAGGTCAGCTTTGAGTGAGTCAGCAACTTCATTGATTGCAGCCTTAGCTCTGGGTGGAGCGTTCGCTGCCTGCGTGTACAGGTACTCAAGCCAGTCGTTCATCGTGCCGAAGTCACGCGGGAACTTCTGTCCCGCAGGCGTATCGACACCCTGCCAGATTTGATTGCGAACTTTATCCAAGAGCGCAATGGTGCCCTTGTCACCGAGATCGCCGCGCTTCAGTTCCTGATCGATCATGCTCTTGATGTTCAAGCGGAAGTCGCGCAGCACGATGTCGTTGGTACCGATCTGATCGATAGCCGTATCGATACCTTGACGTGCGGCATCCAAGCGTGCACCTGCGCGACGGTTCAGATTCTGAGCAACTTGATAACCGTAACGGGTGTTCACATTGAGATCGTATTTATCCGCCAGCCAGCGCAACACTTCGACACGTTGCTCACGCTGTCTGATGCGCAGGCCACCCGTACCGGTAAGCGGCATACGCTCGACCATCTTGAGCAGGATCTGCCGGAACGGTGTGTGTGCTTCTGGCACTGCATCTTGTGTCGTCAAGATCGCGGGACGTTTCGACTGCAGGTGAGGCTTCATCCTTTGAACGAAATCCAACACCTGCTGCTTACGTGGGCCGAGAACTTCTTTCAGTCCTTCGAACTTGGTTTGCAGACCAAAGAAATTCTCCGGGATATAGCTGCCAATGAAACGACCACTCCGCTGGGCAAGACCCATCAAGGGGCGAGCGATATCAATCAGAGGACCGATGCCTGCACTCAATGCAACGTCGAGCTTGTCGAACTGTCCGCCTGCCATCTCTTGACCTTGCTGAATGGCAGCTTCAGTGGCACTGGCAGTCAACGCACCGACACCCATGCGAGCAGCAGTCCCTTCGATGGCTCCGGTAATGCGTCCTGCCGGAGTAAACATTGCAGTCAGTCCCAGAGCCTGCATCGTATCCATCATGCTCCAGCCCGGACGATTGATGACAGCTCGATGACCTGTCTTGTTGTTGCCGACGATGATGGTGCCATCAGGGGCAGTCTGGATCCCGATGTCTGGGAAAAGAGGGTTGCCCTGTTCGTCAGTCTGCGTCAGCAGCATTGCGATCTCAGCAGGGTCATGCATTGTCATTGCGGCAGATGCCAACCAGAGCTTCTGATCGTTGCCGATGTCCTGTAAAACTCCGCTGCCAGTACGTCGAGTAGGAGAGACCATCATCTCCTCTCGTTCGCGCAGCTCCATCATGGCACCCATCTTTGCAAACGTACTTGCTTTGGGATCGTTGAGCACAGCGTTCAACTGTTCAAAGCGAGGATCCATTTCCTGACCCCCGATGAACAGTTCGGGCAGCTCCTTCGCTGCGCGCGATGTACCGGGTTCCATCGGGAACTCCGAGAAGGGTCCTTGCCGAATGAGGTCCAGTCCACCGGCCTCACCAGAACGTACGAAATCTATCGCAGCCCCAGTAGGATCCTGCGCAGCCTCGCCGAGGAAACTCATGTCGAGTCCACGACCAAGATCTTCTGCGTCACCTTCCTGTCTTCGGCCTGCAGGTATCGCGCCCCACGCCTCGGGACCTTCGACTTCTCCGCCTTCCTGATATTTACGCTTTGCCATGGGTTACTCTCTTGGCTTCGTGTATACCGGTCCACCCCAGTCACCCGCTTCAAAAAACACGGTACCGGGATCCAGTGCGTCGTACTTTTCTTTCGTAAGTGGGCCTTGAACAGGTCTCGCATCAGGTATCCACGTATTACCTTCCGCAGTCTCCCACAAATCAGCGACCGCATCTTTGTCACCGGACTGAAACGCCTCTCGAATACCTCTCCGAACATTCACAGAGTAGATAGCTTCCATCTGCTTGAGCATGCGATAGTTTGCCGTAGCATTTTGACCAAGGCCTACCGAGATTCCCTTCATCTCCATGACGTCACGGTCGGACGACGAGCCTTTCAGATCTGCCAGTTTCTTGAGGTAATCATCAGCGATGCGCATCTGCAACTCAGTCAGCTCTACCGTGTCACCGAAGTCGACGTTGAGAAAATTGGCGAGCCGATTCTTCAGTACGTTGACACCACTGGTTTCAATGATGGTCTCAGCATTTTCCAGAAGTTCGTTTGCACGACGTACATTTACGAGAGATGTTTTCACTCTGTATGCAGTCCCGATCATATCTTCACTGCGGGCAGTCTGAGACTCCGCTCGATCTGCTGCTTCAGTCAGAGCAGCGATACGCGCAGGCTCCAGTCGATCTGCAGCAATGAAGTACTCACCGTCGTCGTCTTTGAGAGCCATCATGTCCGGTGCGCCACTCTGGTCTTCACGAACAACACCGAAAATCAGACGCTGCTGCCCAATAGGTTTGTTCACGTCCTCCGGTGCAACCATAGTTTGGACGCCACCGTGCAATGACTTCGCCTGATTGCCGTAGCCCGTCTGCTTGAGCAACTGATCGATCATCTCACTCTCGGCAGCGATCTCAGCGGACGTCAGTGCATACTCCTGCTCGTCCCACATGGTCTCTGCTTCACCACGTCGTGCGGACTCTTCGCGCAATGCACCCGCAGCCATGCCAACGTTCTCTCCGAACGCACCTGTCTGAGTCGGTGACAACATGGCCTGCGCAAGAGCGAGCCACTTGTCCTGTTCCATGCGGGATCTCTGATCGTCGCGACGTGATGCCAAGTTCTCCCGTGTTGCGCGCAACCGGTCGATAGCCGATTGTTTGTTGTTCATGATCAGCTGGGTAAGAGATTGCCCTGCTCCGGGATTCGTCGTGCGTTGCACGATCTCTTCCGGCGTAAGACTCTCTTCCTCTTCAGGCATAGGTGGTCCCATGACTGCTGCGAGCCCGCCTTCCTGAAATCTCATTGGTGTTCTCATTGCTGCTTCTCCGGCCTCCAATGCGAGGGCATTTCATCTGACTCCTGTACCAGATTTTTCCCTCCGAGAATGCCAACAGACTCAAACGGATTCTTCACCAGCTTCCGCGCCCAGTTGCTGACTCCCGTCGCTGCCCTAGTGAAAGTCGGGAAGTACTGGTTGAAGAACTGTGCCAGCCCTCCCTGTGCATAGCCGCCCTCAGCGAATGCTTTTGGGTACGCATACCCACCCTCCGCATAGTCAGGTACCTCTTCCCACTCTCCGTCGATGTATCCACCTTCGGCATTGCCATCGTTCAAGCCTCGGTACACACCGTACGCGCCGACAATCTGTGACAGCGGTGACGGTTGGTAAATGCTCGCCGGTCCCACATCCGTTCGAGTCTGCGTGGTATCCATCGGCAGACCCCTGATCAGCTGGTTCATGAATGCAAGTCGGTCGAACGGCAACTGACGCTGTTCGAGGAAGTCTTGGTAAGCCAGATCCAGACTGCGCTGATCCTGTCCTTGCTGCTGTGCACCGATGCCTTCCAGTGCTGCTGCATCCAAGTACCCCATCCGTTGAGACGCTTCGCCCATCCGGCCCAGACCTTCGGCACCTTGGTACATCTGCTGGGCACCAGCCTCTTCGAGGGCACCGACGATGCGTGCCAGCTCGGCGTCGCGCTGTCGTCCCTGCCCAAAGATGTCTGCCGCCTGACCATACGCACCGTGAAGTGCTTCGAGTCGTTGCGCTTCGAGGCCTTCCGAAATGTCGCGTGTACCACGAATAGCGATGTCTTCCATCGACCCGGTGCCACCACGAGATCCGTACTGACCTGCGCCTCCGAACATGCCAGAGACACGAGGCATGAACTCCTCGGTCAGGGTGCGCGTTGCGAGATCCTCCTGTCGGTCGAGCACGTTCCCGATGTACGGGCTCATGTAGTCCTCGACGACGCCGGGGTCGGTCCAGTCCTGTGCTCCACGTGCAACAAACGGAGCTGAGGCACGCCCGATGTTCGCAGCGCGATCCAGACCTCCCATGTAGCCCTGTGCGCCCGCTTCGAGGTAGGGCTGGTACGCACCCACGTTCGCCTCTGTCAGGCCAAATGCGGCCTGCTGCTCGGGCGTAAAGCCTGCGATCCTCGGCCCACCGTACGGGATGTAGGGCTCAGCAGCCGCTGCGTTCGCTCGCGCGATCAGCCCCTGCGTGTAGTCCGACATCCACTTCGGGATATTTTCTACGGTTTGTCCGTAGGTTGTGACCGACTGTGGAGGACGTCCCTCAAATAGGAAGTCGTAAACGCTGTCTGACATTACGCTCTCCCTGCCGCAGCTCGGAGCCGTGGCATGTAACTCTCGACCGACTTCGCCTTATGGCTGAAGCCCCCCTTCTTCAGGTTGGTCGCCTTGTGTTTGCGCAGGTTCTGACGCATCTCATCGAGACGCTGAGCCCCCGCCTTGCCAGATCCGTCACCGAGAAGTGCGACCGTTTCGGCGTCTATGACGTATTCACCGTCGCTCAGGCGCGCGGGGATGTCATCTGACCTACCAGTGCCCGGTCCCATGACGAAGCGCTCAGCGCCGCTCTCGTAGCCTCCCATGGCGAATCCAGTGCCCTGTCCAAGAGGCTGCTGGCCCGGTGGGTACCAGTTGCCGTCAGGTCCTGAGGTGTACCCGGCCTGCCGGAGCTGTGGAATCGCCTGTCGGGCCATCTGAGCCGGGATGACCTGCCCTGTGGCGATCATACCTTGAACCCCTTGGCCCATCGGAGCGCCAGCGGCTTCGAGCCCGCCTGTCGTCGGCGTCCCGACTTCCCCGGAGAAGGGATCTGGCGTGATGAACAAAGCTTCACCTGACTGCGGTGCGCCGGTCGTCCCGTAGGTGTAGTACGCATTCGGATCGGTCGGGCCGATGAACTGACGCGTGCTGCTGTAGACGGGAAGGTCCTCGCGCATCCACGGAGGCATCTCCGGAGCCTGTGGATCTTCGTACTCACCACCGAAGGCACCGGCACCTGCCATGAGCGGGAGTCCGTACTTGATCAGGGTATCCATGTCCAACCCGGCAGGGGCTGGCGCAGGAGCACCTCCGCCTCCCGGAGCGGGAGTCACAATCGGAGGCTCTGGCGGACCTGCGGGTCCTCCCGGCTCACCGTAACCGGGCTCCGGTGCAGGTGGTCCCATCTGTTCGAGACCTCCACGCGGTTGCGCCGTGACCTGTATCTCTTCGAGGGTCTCGGGAGGCCTGCGTGCGAGGATGCCCCCTTCCGGAGGAGCTTCGAGTCCGAACATCTGTTGACCTTTGGCCGCGAGCGAGTCCATGGTCGGCTTCATCATCTGGCCCAGTGCGCCTTGCATGGCACCTGATGCGAAGTCACCCCCTGACAGGGAGGATCCTGCGCCACCTGCCAAACTGGATCCGACCAATGCTGCGGTCGAGTCCGACAGTCCGGGAGCGATGTCCTTGACGAAGCCACCCGCAACGTCACCGAGACCACCAGTGACAGCACCGGAGATGGCACCTGACATGAAGTCGCCACCACCTGCTGCAGACATGCCGCCACGCAGGAGAGCATTACCGACGACACTCGCCGCTGTGCCTGACGCACCCAGCATGCCGCCGATAGCTGTGCCCAGTCCGGGGGCAAAGATGCTCAACGCGATGGGTGCAACGACTTGGAAGATTTTCGAGCTGAAGACTTTCTTCACTGCTTTCTTGACCTTCTTCCAGATCTTGGACAGGAACCCATATTCGGGCATGCCGGTGTCAGGGTTGGTCTCAGCAGGACCCCACATCGCTTGGATGACTTCGAACTCTTCAGGGCTCATGTGCAGCAAGACGGAATCAGCACCACGTCCACCCTTGCGCGTTACCTGAGCGGCGGATGCGAGACCACCTTCCGCCTTCTCGACGTAGCCGCCCATCTCGTAGAGACGCACCTTCTTGGCCTCGCCTTTCGTAGCACCGGCCTTCTTCATCATCTCTTGCGCAGCGAATGAGTACAGCAACTCAGGCCCACCGGGCATCGACTCGATCAGGTCAACTGCTTCGAGGATGTCTTGATCAGCACCCTGCGTCTTCAGCAAATCACCCAGCCCACGTCGTGCACGGATACCTTGCGTCGCGTTGCTCTTTTTACGCTCTTCTTCAGTCGGCATCGGTTTGCCTTTGCGCGCTCCGGGCGTATACGGACCTCCGGGAGGACCTTGCGCTTCAATCCGCTTCGGTTTGCCGCCTTTCTCAGGTGGTTTCATGTCTGCCATCGTTCTATCCCGTGAAGTTTGTCGTCGCGAACATTCGCTCCGCCCACTGTTTCCAATTGTCGTAGTCGTACGGGTCAGGGACATCTTGCCCCAGTGGATCGGAACCACCAAATACTCCGGTAGCCCAGTCCTGCCACTTCGAGGCGTCATCGAGCCTCTCGTAGTTGTAATCTGACCCCTGTTCCAAGCCTGCGAAGAAGCCTAGTTGGCCCATCATGGCATCGGCCCACTGAATGACTTCGGTATCGGCAAAACCTCGAGGATCGATGATCATGATTCGACCCTTCCGTCCGCCGGTTCAATGTGAGCGTAGGTTTTGCCCAGCTCGTAGTTGCCACCCTGCACGTTGCTCGTGAACTTGAAGCTCATCAGTCGTTTGATCTCTTTGAACTTCACTGTCTCTTCGTCCGAGGAGGATGGTGTTTCAAAAATGGTTTTAGTATCGCCATCGACAACAGTGGCTTTGGCATTTGCACGACCACGTACCTGCAGACTCATGTTGCCTGCTTGAACGAGGTCAGGTTCGACCCGCGCAACCCGGAGAGATTTGTCTGCGACCTGCTGGTCGAGCATGCAAAACTCATGCGTCTCGAATGACGAGAGGATTGCACTCACCGAGGAAGCGCGGATCTGATCAAATGCCGTTTCATGCTGCCATAACGTTCTCCCCATTCCTCCGGTTGTACGAATCTCGTTGTCCACCATGAAGGGACGCTGATACACGTCAGCATAGATGCCAGCGCAACGCCCCTGCCCAGTGGAAATATTGCTACCGGGCAATGGCGTGTCGAACCAGTAACCTTCGCGCACGTTGAACACGACAGCATGCGTGCACTCCGTCGCATTTCCTCTTGGGTAACACCACCACAGCTCACCGTAGCGAGGGATCTTCATCCCGAAACACTTTTGGCGTGCGTTGAAGTTGATGTTGTTGAAGAACCAGTCCTGATTCATGTTGTTGGGGATCTCGCGTACGACGCCATTGAACATGTACCAACGGTCCACACCGGGCCAATAGTAAATACCGTCCATTTCAATGACGCCCTGAGAACTCATGATGGTTATGCCACGAGCAATGACGTCGTACGCGAAGTCGGGAGGACCACTCGGAATGAAGGTGGCCCGAATGAGAGAGTCGAGTGCCCAGAACAATGCAGCTGGACCTTGACCAGATCCACGAAGAGGCATGCCCTTCACGATCTTTTGTGTACCGATGTTGACGGCGACCGGCTGCACTGACAGGTTGTTCGCCTGCGATTGCAAGATGAGTCCTTCACTGCCGTATGTCCACGTGTACACACCGCTGGTCACGACGCCGCCGCTGGTTGCCTCTCCACCGTTCCAATCAGCATGCAAGCCAACTGTGCCCAGTGCAGTGACAGCATCGATGGTGTCAATGTAAAGCGTACCGTTGACACTGTTGTCGATGTTGGCTGCGTTCGGTGCAACGTGCGCCATCAACACGTGATTACCTGTGCCGCTCGTGTCGGCGAAGATGTCGAACTGCCACTGGTTGTCGATGTTGGCAGCGAAGCCACCCGGCGTACGATCTGTGAACAGGTTGAGCGTACCGTTCGACACTTGGTACTGGCCGATGGTATTCGGGTGACCAAGGTGCAGGTATTGGATGTTGTCGGCAGAGAAGGAGTGCATGCCACGAGTGATCTCGGGCACCGTGTCCGTCACCTGTTGGTAGCCACCAATCTTCTTCGGCTTCCCACGCTGAAAACGGCACCACTCACCATCGATATAGTGCTCGTTGTCGAAACGCGTTCCGTCCCGTTTGATTCCGGGAGCGGACAGCAGAAGTGCGGGTTGCTCAGCCAAAGTCAAAAGTCCTCGGGTCTACCGGTTGCAAGTCATGGATAGGTGCCTTGCACGTGTCACACACAAAAGGTTGCTGCGGATCAGGGTTCCGGTTGTTCAACAGCTTCGCGTGGTAGGCAGTTAAAACTTCACCATCTTCAGGCCAGTGATCGTAGAAGAGTGCAATCAAACCGCATCCGCCGAGACCAGTGTGCTGCATTGGAACCATGTTCTTGATGTGCTGAGTCGTGAATTGATTCAGCCGCATCGGCCTGATCTCAACACCCTTCTTCAACTTGATGTCAGCCGTGTCGAGAGCCTGCTCCATAGTCTCCCGCATCTCTACCGAGATTCCTTTTGGCAATGAACGCACGATCTCAAACATTAGGGAATGTCCGTCCTGCTGAGCCTCATCCAGCTGTTCTCTGCAAACGTTGTGGTGCCCGTCGCAACAACCTGAGCCCACTGTGTGGTCAGGGTGAGCGTGCTCGTAATAATTTCACAGTTTCCGTTGAGGAAGCCGACACCCTCACCCGTGTTGAGCGTCACGATCTGTGCACCCACGACACCATCCATCGTAGTGAAGTAGGTGTCGGCGTTAGACGGACTCGCTCCAGTGTTGGCTCGATACGTGAACTGGTACGGGGCTCCCGAGAAGGCTCCGCCTGTGCTTGTCCATCGGAATTTAAATCCAGCGGTAGCAGTCGTCACACTGTACTGGAAGTAGCCAGACAGACCATACCGACCAACAGGCAGCACGATGCCAACCAGATGATCGTCGTTCTGGTAAGTAGTCGAAGCGACAACCGCCTCGGATGCCGTTTTTACAGATTGCACAAAAGTGAGCGCATCACTCTCAGTGAGCACTCGTTCAAAGCCAGCACCTGTCAGCAGGTTGTTGACTTCAAAACCACCATCACCGTCGTCGAGTGTGCGTGCCACTTCGATGGCACCACCACCCGGCTGGTAATACAGCTTGACGTCAGCGTTAGGATTAACCTGCACCATCGTGCGTGCGACACTCAAGCTGTCCCGAACGATAAGCTCCAGTGGAGCACTGTCGAGACTGTTCTGGAGGACCAGAGTATTGCTCGTCTGGTAACCAAGGAACGCTCGGCCTAAGAATGCAGTAGTCGTCAGGTTGATGCCGACTGTGTTGTCAGCAGATCCTCTGAACGAGGGGTTGCCTCCGCCCTGACGGTATCGACCGTTGATTTCCACGTAAGCACTGACATGCGTGGTGCTGATTCGGATCAGACCGTCAGCAACGTTGATTCGGTTTTGAATGTCCATCTCTTCCGAGAACAGATCCTGACCGATAAACAACGCGATGGTGCCGTCTTGATGCGTGAAGCGTAGCTCACGGGGATTCGCATCACCGTTGGCCGCACTCTTGATGTTTACCTGTCCAGCAGCCACAGCATCGACTACTTCAACACCTGTATTGAACAGCATCTGCGGCTGCAACAACGTACCGAGAGCTGACAGCGTCGCCTTGTACGTGATGTTGTCGTCGATGTCTTCGTACGCGAAGAAGTCTCCCAGTGCGGGCGACGGTACTGTGCTCAGGTTGTTGACGTCGAGTGTGATCGCTCGGTTAGCTGTGAGGTCACCTCCACCTGACAGGCCACTGTTTGCAGCCGTCTGGATCTCGATGGTGTCCGCAGCAGCACCCAGATTGGTGAGCGCACCTGCTGCCGTCGTTGCGCCTGTGCCGCCCTGACCGATGGTGATCGGGAAGACAACACTGGTCGAAGACACGGCATTGATCACGTCAACGGTATCGCAGTAAACAATAGCGCTCTGGCCTTGGGGGATGATCTGACCGGCACCGGCAGCGGTGTCGATCTCCAGAGTGAATGCCCCGGTCGTCTGATTGTCGACCCAGTATTGCTGCGTCGTGTTCGGAACCACGATGCGTCGGTTACCGGTCAGAGCCCCCGTGAATCGATAGGAGATCCTATCGAGGTTCGCGCCAGAGAGAATGAAATCACCGGAGCCCGGTACCGCAATCGACACGAAGTCGAAAGCGATGACGGACGATGCCGTCAGGCCGACAGTGAAAAAGTTAGCACCGTCTGTGAAGATGAACGTGCTGCTGTTCGGATCCAGATTAAGGCTTGGACTGCCGTCGATGTTACCGGCTCCGGGCACAATGTTGAGCGTGCCACTGCCGGAGTTGCGCAGCATGAAGAACCAGTTGTTGGCAACAGCTCCCGGCGACGGCAAGTTACAGGTGCCTGCACCAGCGGTGTAGATCAGCACCTTCGCTCGATCACCATCGACCACGGTGAAAGGCGTTGCCGCCTCGACATCCGAGTCCATGATCTGTTCGAGCATGCCGAAGCCATCCGCCTGCAGTCCTGCGCCAGCCAGTGCAGCGGCAGATGCGAACGTGGTAGCTGCGCCCAACTGGAAAGCAGACCAGACGCCTGCTTCCGTTGAGTTGTCAGTCAGGACCAGTACCCACTGCTGTCCTGTACCAACAAACTGGATCACACCACCCGTTGCGTCACGCATGGTAAATGCGTTAGCGCCGATGTTGTTGATCGTCGCCTTGTTGCCCGTGCTTGCGTTGCGAGCATCGGGCATATCGATACTGAGTGCGGCGACGGTGGCATCAATGTCTAGAAAGTCCGCGACAATGTTGTTGCCCGTGATCTGCTGTTCGGTCGGCCACTGCAGTGTGATGTCAACAGCCGTCGTTACCTGCAGGTAACTCAGCTGCGACGGGAAGATCAGTTCGCCGCCAAATACGTCGGTGTAAGACATCAGACGTTCTCCCTCGTGACCTGTCTGTCGACAATGCGTTTGATGTCTTGCCCTTCAAGAATCGCAATGTCTTTCTCGTAAATCTTTTCCCATGTCGGGATGCGTTCGTCGTTCTTTAAAAACGGAGTTGCCTGCAGGAGGGCACCGTGAAGCAGGGCGTTCGGGGCAAAGTCCGTCGTCCAGTTCGTTTGGTTGGTACTATCCAGCAACGCAGGCAACTCCCAGTAGTTCACCTCGAACGGATACGCTGCATCCGCCGAAGGAACAATCAACCAGTTGAAGTAGTCGTAGTCTGCGTAGAACTTTGGTTGTGCGGTCAGATCTTCATCCGGCCAGTAACGCCGACAATACTCGTAAGAGCGGGTGAACAGGGGGGTGCGTACCTGATCGGTGCCCACGCCGAAGTTGATGCTGATCGTTTCACGCCAGCGATTTGGCTTCGGTATAACTGATTGACCAATGCCCATGGTGTCTGTGACGACACGCACAAAACCGAGGATCTTTAATCGGTTCGCCAGCTCCCGCTCCGCAAGGTTGATGAGAGACGGAAGCTGGTCGAACACAGTGGGATCCACAGCCGTGCCTCGCTCCAGATAAGCACGGAGATCACCTAGCAGCGAGTTGAATGTCATCGAAACGGCCATGAGTTACTCCTCGTCACCCTGTAATGGGTGGGTCTTCTTCTTCAGGTGGATCCTCAGGATCCGCTGCGGGTGAGGGGTCCGGATCAGGCACTTCCGGCTCCTCGGGTTCTACCAACTCCAGCTCCTCGGGCTCATCCTCGGCAAGCAGCTCTTCCTTCGCGCGTTGCAACCGCTCGTGCGCGTCGTCAGATCTTCGCCGCATGATGTCCCACTCCTCGGGAGTTGGCTCACGTCCCTGCTTAGCCATCTCTTCGATGGTCTGCGTGAACTCTTTGAGATCATCCAGCGCATCGTCACCCTCTGCGATGAGAGTGCCGAGGATGCCGAGTAGCTCGGAGGCTTGGCCCAGACGCACACTGGAACCTCCGCCGAGAGCGGGATTTGCCATGACAGTGCGCAGACCGTTGATCGCGATTAGTGCAAGTGAGATTAGATCCATTAGCTTTCTGCTCCTTTGATGTTACGAATAAGTTCATTCACCAGAGGGGCGAGCCGCGTAACCCAATCGTCCAGCCTCTCCGACGCAAGGATAAAGCGCTGTTCGCTCGTCTCCCCTGCTTCGAACTCAGCTCGCACGACCAAGAACTCCGTGTAGGCATCCAGCAAGCTGTCAGCCACGGGCTTGGCTTGCTCTTCCGCCTGAATAATTTTCAGTCGTACGCCTCGCGGGATGTTCTGCTGTTCAACGAGATCAGCAGCCTTCTCCTGCACGATGACGAACGTACCGTATGCAGCGTACGCACGCTGCTCGCTGGTTTCTGCTGCGCGCATTGGGTTCGCAGACTGACAGCCTGCAATCGCAATTGCCCAGAGCAGAATCCACGCGATGCGGTAGTCGAGTTTCCTCATACTGTGCCTCCTCCATCACCCGATCCTGTAACCTTGTTCACCAAGCGACGGGTGGATATCGCCTGATAGTCTTTCAAGAAGGCGACAACTGCGCCGCCGATGATTGAGACCCATGCCGACTGCCTGATCGCACCGAACGTGAGTTCAGGGTTTTCTGCGAACAACGTGACCATGGTGCTCGTGAAGAGAATGAGGGCTGCAATCAGCGCTCCGACGAGAGTGTTAACGTTCATGACCTTTCCTCCAGCTATTGATGTACTCGTCCGTCGTGCCACGTCCGAGATCAGTGTTGTAGTGCTCCTTCCAGTAAGCTGCCTGACCTTTCAGATCGCCAGCCTGTGGGAGTGGAGCGCGCACACGCCTGTAATGCACACGGCACATCGCAACTGCGTACTTCAAATTCCAGATTAGCTCGCGCGAATCCGGTCCTCCGATTTCGAGGATCGCGTTTGCAAGTGTGTCGCGGTAGCGCAGGTAGTTGTCCCAGATATCGTCGTGTGTCTTCGGCTCCATCTGGCATACGCCCAACGCAGGTCCGCTGCCCAGCTGCTTGATGTAAACCAGCCGGGATTCTTGCAAGCACGTGCCCAACACCAGCTCGGAGGCTGCTGCAGAATACATACCGAGATCTTCGAGCGTGGGCTCGATGATGTACTCGATGAATTGTTCGCGGTCGATCATTCAGAATCGTCCTGTTTGAGTTCTTCTCTCGCGTCGCGCAGAGCCTCCAGCTCGATCTCTAGTTCAGCAAGCTCATTGGCGTCATCTGCTGTCCAATCTGTACCCGCTTGCTGGCGAAACTTCAGTGCTGCGATCTCTTTGCGCAATGCGTTGATGTCGCGCGTAAGCAGGACAGCGAACGAGTTTTGCAACGGCTGTGCTTGCTCCTGCGCGATTTTCTTGATGTCTTCCGCCAACGCTTCTGTGATCAGAGGCTTGCCGACGAACCACATCACCGGGGCAACGACCGCTAGAGAGCCGATCACGCTCACAATAGTGTTTACAGATATCTCTCTAGCGGCCATCGTCTTACTCCTCGGGGACCTCCCCCTTCGCTGCCGGTGTTTCCACGGGAGCTATAGGAGGAACTTCCGGACCTCCCGTAATATTTTCCGGCTGCACCGGATTCGCCAGAACCACCTCACCGCTGGCAAGTGCCTGCAGCATTCCTTCAAGAACGCTCAAGGCACCCGACTTCGCAACGGACAGCGGGACCAACAAATCATCCTGCTGCAAGAGCTTCACGCCTGCAGCTGCTGCCATCTGAATCTGTACTGCTGATACTTCTTGCTTTGCCATTTTTTATTTTCTCCTTTGCTTCACGTGATAATCCGGAGACGATTCGAATAAACACTTACGACTTCGAATCCGGAGGATTCGGGTGATTCTGTTTGATCTGTACCAAAGGCCAGTGCATCTGCAGGGTTAGCTGCAGTAATCCAGTAAGTCCAGCCACCCCATGATGATCGAGCACCTCCGGGGTTCCCAGCTAGACCGTTGACAACATACGCGTCAAGCGTAGCGATTTCATCTTCACCCGTGACAACTCCCGGCAAGTTATCGATCACGCCAACTGCGCCAGCACTGTTGTTCTGACTCTTGAACCAGTAGTTGAGCGTGAGCGTCTGGTCATTGGCGAGTAAACCAATCCCTGATGCCGGGAAAGCAGTAGTAAAACTGCCGTCGTTTGTCAGCAGGTTGCCCCCTTGAACATTCGATACTCCTGTCAGCCCCTTGAGATCGAACGCAGCCATCTGCGCTGAGTGTACTGACGATCCTGACACCACATTAACCGTCCAGTCATCGTTGGCATCCCCTGTCGCAATGCGCCACCGTACAATCTGCGTCGAGGTGTTGATGATAATGTTCGGCCACTGTGCTGACTCAACCGGGTGCGTACCAGAGAAGAACGTGCCCTGCTGACACCCAACAAGTAAATCCCCGGCCTGATAGCCCGGAGGCTTGCCAAGCGCAAACGGACCCACTCCATCGGTCGGACTGAAGTAACGAGTACCGACGCTTCTGAACCCAATGAAAAGCCCTCCCCCTCCTCCGGGGATAGCTGGGGTACCGAATGGGAATTGGATATGACTCATGGAGTAAAGCCACTCCCCCAGATGTAGTAGTCGGTGGCCGACGTGCGATAGATCGTCACGACACCCTGCGTCAGTGTGCCACCACCGACAGTGTCGGTGCCGTCTGCTTCGAACA